CCCTGATACGTGACGCCGTCAGCATCGCGCTGGGCGTCGGCTTGCTCAACACGGACAGATACAGCGCGCCCGACGGTCAACGGCAGGCGGCGCTCATCCAGGGCGGCCACAACTTCACCGGTTATCCGTTTCACCTCGGCCTGGCCGTGGGCATCCGACCATACCGACAGGTAAATCAGGCGCTGCTCGCGCTTCCGGCCGGCGATGGGCGAGATGTTCGTGGACAGTTCTCGGTCAATGGACACGTATGGCATCGCCGTGTCCAGCGGCGCCCCATCGTAGATTGGGCACGAGACCTCGGCCTCCAGCCTGGCGAACAGTGCCTCCTGCAACGCAACAGACGGATCAGCCATTGGATAGCCCCTTACTCGCCTTGCTCAGCGTTCGACCGATCGCGGCCCGAATGTTGGCCACGACATACTCCCGGTTCACGTCCTTCGAAGGACGAAGCCAGGGGTGCGCCGGGCGGGCCGGTATATCTGGATACTTGCCAAAGAAGTTGGTGCCGTCAGCCTTGTTCGTGGGGCGGCGCGTGCGACCCCCGGCGCGCTTGTTTCCGGTGTAGCCCTTGGTACCGTATTCGATGAAGCGCAGGTAGAAGAACCGTTGCTTGTTCTTCTTCCCGCGGATACCGATCTGTGCGTCGAGGCCGCTTTGCGAAACGAAAATCGTAAGCGCAGCAGCGGCGGCACCAGTGTCTTTCGGGATTAAATCCTTCATCGTCGAAAGAATCCGCTCAGCGCTGTCGCGCATTACCGGGGCCAGTTCGTTATCCATGGATTGGTGGATGGTGCGCAGCGTCCGGCGCAGCTTGAAGTCTCCGGACATGCGCGAGCGGCGGGCGGCCATGGCCTACTCCTTGGTCTTGGCTGCCTTTTCAGACGCAGGCGCTGTATCGGGCACTGGCTGTACCAGTTGACGCAACACAAGGTCGGCGCCGAGCTTGGCATCCACCGTAAACTCTTCACCCTTCTCCCGGTCGCCGGTAGCGCCGGACAGGGTGCCCAGGGCAATAACTTTCATGATTTACCTCTAAGGGTTGGGGACGTTTGAACACAGCAGCCGAAGCATGTCGCGCTCGTTGTTCGGAAGCGCGGCTTCGATAAGGTAGGTGGCGGTGATTCCGCCGGACGTGTTCACCAGACGGTTCCCGGCTAATGCATCCGCGCGGGGCCTGATACGTATCTCTGCGCTGACCACCGCCTTCAACTGCTCAGCCACTGGCGCGGTCCGCCCGGTCGGAATCGTGATATCGGACCACAGCTCTCCAAGATCGACCCATGAAGTGTCGAAGCCGCCTGTTCTATTTTTAGTCAGGACTGGTTTGAACATTGTGCATCGATGACGCAATGGACCGGCTCTCATCAGACCCCCATGCCGATACGATACGGCGCCAGCAACGACTTGCTGGTCAGCGGCAGTTCGGTCGCAATTGTTCCCGTTACAACTTCTTCGCGGTTGGCGTAGAGATGACCAAGCTTCAGCAGGCAGGCCGCCTCGATCGCTTTGTTGGTGACCATCCCGAATTCGTCCATGTCGATTGTCTCGAAGGTATACGCCAGCACTTCGCGAGCACGCTCGCGCAGCCGGCAGCGATCCTCGGAATTTTCCGGAGCGTCGGCCTGCACCAAGGCAGCTCGATAAACAGCGCGCGCCGCCTGGGTGCGCTGGACAGTTGTGGCTTTGGCTGAATCAAGGGCGGCCTGATCGACAAAGAACGAACGATTCATGTACGCCATTGCCGCGACCTCAGCGCCATCCAACTGGGACTGCACTAGATCCTGGTCATAGGTATCGGCTCGCAAGTGCTTCATGGCTAGTTCGATGTCGATCACGCTCATGATTATTTAGCCTTGTTTTTCAGCTCGGGTTTCGGCTTTTGGCTGGCCTCTGGAGCGGCTTTGTTATCCGCTTCCTTGGCCTGTTTGTTTTCGGGTTCGGTCGCCTGCTTCACGTCGTAATCCTCAATCAAGCCGTTCCGGTGAAGCTCCTTGGCGCGGAACTCATCGACGGTAATATCACGACCTTTCTTCACGTACTCATGACCGTTAAGAAAGCCCTTTTTGGTTGTCACTTCGATATCTGGCATTGGCACACACGCCCGGTCACCCGGGCGCGCTCCTTGGGTGATTGAGGAATTAAGGCGTTGGGTCTTCGAACTCGCCGTGCACGAAGGATTCCGGACGGTACACCGCCAGCGCCAGGCGCTCTTCGGCACGGATGGTGACCATGTTGGTGCGGAAGTTGTCGCCGTCTTCGGTCGAAACCTCGACAGCGGCGTCTTCGCGATCGAACACCTGGGCAGCGATGTTCATCGCGCCCACCAGGAATTCCCCTTCTGGCACAGCGTTGCTGTCCACCACTGGCAACTTCCAGAGACGCTGGACGCCACCTTCCTGAACGTTGACCCAGATGTAGGAGCCGGTGCTGTCTTTGGTCAGCTCGATATCGGCCCAGTCCACCGGGTTCAGCGCGATGGCCGAGGCGCGGTATTCAGCGACACGCACTTGCAGGATCGCACGACGCAGGGTGTCGATCTTGGTGTCGCCGGCCTTGCGCAGCGCTTCGTTGAAGGTGGTGGCTTGCGGGATCAGACCCAACAGGTTCTGCCCGGTGCCATCACCGGCGAGGATCTGCTCTTCTTCTTTGTACTTAAGGCCGTAGATGGCACGGCCGTTGATGTAGCTCTGCAGCAACGGGATGTCCGACAGGACCTGCTTCGATGCTTTGAACCAGTGAGCGATGGTTTTGACAGTGGTGGTGACCATGCCAAACGACAGATCGGACTGGGCCTTCAGCGCGCCCTCGCCTGCCTGAGGTGCCGCCATGTTCTGGAAGCCGGTCTCTTGCACGAACTCAACCGCGTTGGAAGCGGTTCGTCCAGGCATGATCAGATCGCGGATCGTGAACTGACGCTCAGGATCGGTGATGATTCCCGCAACGCGAGTTGGCTGGATGCCCACGCCGACGCCGCCAGTGCCAGTGGTGGCGCTGGTGATGTTGGTGACGGCCTTCAGGTTCAGGCGCGCAATACCGCGACCCTTGGTGGTCAGTGCTTGGTAGTCGTCCGACTCCGACAGCTGTTCGCCGACGGACTTCTGCTCACTCGGATCGTTCGCAGCGAAGCGGCGTGCCAGCTTCTGCTCGATATCCTGGAAGCGATCCTGCAGGGCCAGCCCGTCCTTGACCAGACCATCCAGAATGGTTTTGGTCTCCGTAAGGATGGTGCCGTGCTCTTTGATTTCCTTGTTGGCTTTCTCGGCGAAAGCCTTAATTTCCTGATCGCGCTGATCAAGCAGATCATTCACTGCTTTCAGCTGGACCTTGTCGTCGGCATGCTCCTTACGGTGCATCTGACGGTCTTCGGCGCGAGCCTGGTTGCTCATGGCGTTATGCATGGTGAATCCTCAAAACGAAGGGAGGGACAGTGCTGGGCGCGACTTGAGCGCCTCAACCACTTCAATTGCTGCCAGGTCGCCCGCGGACTCGCTCCGGAGCAGATGCTGCAGTCCTCGGTTGGCAATCACCGCGGACTGAGTTTTCGAGAAGCCTGCCTCGCGCAGGAGCAGCTCAAATTCGGGAAGTGAAGGCAGGCCGCCGTGGGCCAGCTTCGACTTGATGGTGTCGGTGCGCGCCTCGTCGTTGGCTGGCACCGTCACAATGGAAATTTCCACCAGGTCCAGCTTGGTCAGCGTGCGGATCCGGGTCTTCTCGTCGAAGGTCGATTCCCGCACGTAGTAGCCGATGGAAAGGCCTGTAATGGATCGGGATTTCATGCCGCGCATGGCGATACGGGCATATGGCGCATCGGCGAGCCAGAGTTCGCCATCGCCGAACAAGCCCTTGGCATCCTCTTTCAAGGTGTCCATGGACCAGGATCCGATTGGCTCGCCCGTGCGGTGCTGCCACAACACGGGCAGCGAACGGTCCATCACCTTCAGATTGGCGATGGACTCAAGAAACGCCCCCGGCGCCACTACCTCGTTGTAGCTGTCGACGACACCGAACACCGATCCGTAGCCAGAAAAAAGGCCGTCATCGCTGACAGCCTTCACGTCGTAATCAAATGAGCGGTACTTCACCGCCAGGGACTGGTCTTTCCGTTTCATTCCTGGTTCCCCTTGGGGGTTTCGTTGAGCCAGTCCAGCAGCGCGGAGCGAGCTTGCTGGGCATCACCAGAGCCCTCGCCAAGCTTGTCGATCGGCAGCATGTTGGATTGAACGGTGAGCTTCGCCGCGTTACCGCCCATGGGCGCAAGGTTCTCCTTGATCCGGCAGTCGTCGCGGGTATAGATACCGTTTTGTGTCATGGAGCTATAGAACGCGGCGCGAGCCGCGCTATCGGCACGAAGCAAGCCCTCTGGGTTGAACTTTGCGTAAAATCGGCGGCGCTCATCGGGGCGCAGCAGGCGACGATTAATGCTCTGCTCGATGCGCTTCATCCAGGGAAGCAGCGTAAAGCTCAGGAAGCCGAGCATCTGCTGTTCCATACCGGTGCCCCAACTGGTGCTGTTCGACGTGTGTCCGACCATCCAAGGAGGAACACGAAACCACCGGCAGATCTCTTCGACGTTGAAGGCTCGGGTTTGGAGCATTTGTGCATCTTCGGGCGTCATGGACACCTGCTGATATTTCATGCCAGCTTCCAGCACCATCGTCTTGCCGGTGTTCACCGCGCCGGCGAACTTGGCAGCCATGTCCTCTCGGATGTCCTCTCGCTGGGCTTTGTTGAGAATCTGGTCAGTGGACAGAACGCCGCCGAGTTTCATCCCGTTTGCAAACATCTTGCTGGCCGACTCATCGGCCGCCATAGCAGCGCCGAATACATTGCGGCCCATGGCAAGCGGGCTCAATCCGCACATGGGATCGGTCCCGAACCCGCGCGTGTGCATCATTTGCTCATCAAGCAGCGTATGAGGCTTACCCTCGCTGTCGATGAACCGGTATTCGATCGCGCCGCTGCTCGTGCGCCGAGGCGGAGAAACCGACTGAGGGAGGATAAACTCCAACGAAGACAGATCGCGCCCCACCAAATGAGGCTCATTAAAACTGTTGCCGCTCAGCAGCAAGCTGGCGACCACACATTCCCAGAACTCAACAGGAGTTTGGTCGGCGTTCGGCTGCTGACTGATCACCCGGTGTACAGGGTGAGAAGTGGCCACCTCTGGCACACCGTTCTTGTCTTCGTAGAGTGCGATCGGGAGGGTGGCTAGGGTTTCGGCGATGAGGCGTACGCAAGCCCATACCGTCGACAGTTGAAGCGCTGTCTGCTGGCTCACCGTTTTGCCCGACGCAGAATCGGTGCCGTAGAAGCCATTCCAGAAGGCCGCGTCACCTAGTCCGATCCGGCGCCCGACCCAACCCGCCAAAGAAGATTTGACCAGCCCAGGCTCTGCCGATTTAAACAGCGCCTGCCGCAATACTGACTTGAGAGGTTTATTCACCGGTCAGCCCCTTGCGAATGAATCCAGCGGCGGCCAAAAACGATGCTGCGCCGGCGATAAGGGCCCATCCGAGACCTGCCAGCACAAATACGCCGGCGACAAACAGGCACAGCGCGGCCAGGGCCGCCACGATGAAGAGGATCAGGCCTGTATCCATGGGTGAGTTATCCAACAATAATTGGTTTCGAAAAGAAGTCGCTGATGTTGCCGCTGTTGTCGTTGACCAAAATTAACGCCCTGCCAATAGCCATGATCAGCGCTACAGCACCGTCAATCTTGTTGTCATCGCCCTGCTTGATAGGCCGCACGATATCGTCGTTTCCCGGCATGTTTTTTCCGATCACGTTGGCGATACACCAGGTCATGATCGGATGCCCATCGTGATGGAAGCGGCCGGCGGTGATAGCCGCCTCAAGCTCCTTCATGGGATCAGACATATTCGTGTAGTTCTGCGTGGTCGTGATCGGCGTGAAGCCTTCGTCATCGAGATCGTGGCTTAGGCCTGTTGCGCCGTGTGGGTCGATCGGGCACTCGCGGACAGGAGCCTGATGATTGGCTTCTTTGGTGTCTTCCAAAATTTCGCGGTAATCGACCTCGGCACCATCCGTTATCTCCAGGTGCTTGGAATTGACCCAAGCCTGGAACCGTTCGGCCATGCGTTTGTTGTCGCTATCGTAGGCGGTGTCGTAGGGCACCCAGAACTTCGGCGCCACGCTGTAGTAGTGGGTCTTGCCATCTATGACCCGCCAGAACAGCCGCGCGCGTGAGTTCATATCCAGCTTCCGCGCCAAGTCGAAACCCGCGATCCACTCTTGCCCCTCGAACTGTTCCAGGGTCAGCGTGGTGTCTTCGCAGGATTTCCAGTCCTCCATGTTGAAGAACCCGGATTTCGCACTCACCCAGAGGTTTAGGTGCTTCGTTTTGAAGGTGTTGGCGAAGCGCGCAGATCGGATGGCCCGCGCCTGCTGGCTCTCCAGGTACTCCTGAAACACTGATACGCCGTGGTTCGGGTTGGCCTTGGCCAGCATTTTCGGATCGGTCCAGTCGTCGCCCTCGTCGAGCGTCCAGATCCACCCGAATAACTCTTCGTCCGGCACGGTGCCGGCCAGCATCTCGACGACCTGGCGGCGCTTGTCGTAGCACGGACCTTCAATGTCTGCGCCGGCGGTGGTGATGATGAACATCAGCGGCTGCCGCCTTGCCCCCATGCCTGTGAGCATGGTGTCGTACTGCGCCGAGGTTGGGTGTTCGTGGTATTCGTCGACGATGGCGCAACTGGGTGACGCACCGTCGCCGGGGTTGCCGATCAGTGGCTCGAAGCGGCTGAAGTCGGACGGGATATTCATGTTCGAGGCGTTCACCTCGATCCCTGCGGCTTGAATCAGCATCGGAGACTTGCTGACCATGAGCTTCGCCGGCCGGAAAACCTCCCAGGCCTGCTTCTCAGTCGTCGCGCCGGCGTATACCTCTGCCCCGAATTCGCCATCGGCGACGAACATACTGATGCCCACACCACCGGCAACAACAGACTTACCGTTCTTCCTGGGCACTTCCCAGTAGCTTTCACGGAACCGGCGGTGGCCGCCCTTCTTCTTGACCCAGCCGAATGTCACGGCCAGGCCGAAAAGTTGCCAGGGCTCCAGCGTGATCAGCTGACGCTTGAATGCCCACTCGCCCTTGGTGTGCGGGAGCAGCTGCATCAGCTTGAGTTTTTTCTCTGCCTTTGCCGCGTCGAACTTGAAACGGAACCCGCGCTTACGGCTAGCCGCCAGATCATCGAAGTGGCGCTGCACTGCCTGGTGGATATAACGGCACGCCGGGACCTTGCCGCGGAGCAATGACCGACCCCACGCCATTGCCTTATCGACATTGGGGTGGGCAGATTTGGTCATCAGGTTCTCAGCAGGTTGGCAAATTCATTGGTTTCTTTCTCTTTGTTACCGCCGATCAGTCGTGTGCGGCTGGCCGGGTCCAGGCCCAGCATCGAACCGAACGTCACCATCTGGCGCATCGTTTCGTTTGCAGCGGTCAGCGCGGGGTTCTTCATCGGCCCGCCGGTGGCGCCGGTAACGACGATGCCATGCAGCTGGATCGATTCCTGGGCAAGTCGCCAGTTGTCGTAGGCGCTACAGAAGGCCTCGACGTTGTGCAGATCAGTGATCGCCACCACGTTCTCGCGCAGCAGCTCCGGGACAATCATGTTCCACATGGTGGCGGCCCGAGGGGTGAACCACTCCGGCGGGTCGATCTGGGT